GATTACCGACGGCGACCACCGCGCCCGCAGGTAATCGTAAACTCCCTGCCCGTTGCCCGTCCGGTCCAGCGCGAGGTGCTCGGGTCGAATCTTCATTGCGCGGCAGAGCCGCATGACTTCGTCTCCGACGACGAACGTGTCGCCATTCGGTATGATGAAAATTTTCTCCGCGAGCAAAATGTGTTTCGGGGATTTGTGCCCATTGCGGTCCAGAAAATAAATCGTTTCGCCCTCGGGGTGCGCAAGACTCGGACCCATGCGCAGCCCGGTCGCCCGACCGAACAGCCCCTTGCACATCATGCACGCGTCACCGCCCTCGAGCGCAAGGTCCGCGCCCGCGCACGGCTCCGGCGCGTCATACCAAATCACCTCGCACTTCAGATTGACCGTTAGCCCTTGTGGAATCACCGCGAGCGCGACACCGATGGGCGGAAAACATCCGCGCACCATCGTCCAGTATCCCGGCGAGTCGAGCCCGCCAGCGTTGGCGATGATTTGCTGCATGCCCTCGTAGGTCTGCATGCCGGGATAAATCTCCCGCTTCTCTTTGATGTTTTCGGACTGCATCGCGTCCAGGCGGACAATCCACCATCCGCGGACGGACATCCAATCGAAGTGCAGGTCAGGGTCGAAACTTCCCCAGCCGAACTTCGGCTCGCAGCGAACGCCTACGTCGTTGTTCCGGTCGTCCGGGTTGAACGCGCCGTAAACTTTCAGCCCGCCTCGATTCGAGGCGTTGGACAGCAAGTTGTCAATATCGTGCCACAGCCCTTTTGGCAGGTTGGAAATTTCGTCCACGAACACGAACAGCCGGCTAGTCTCGCCAAATTCCGGATGCGGAGTCTTGCGCCGAAAGCGCGCGACACCTTGCAGCCGGCCCGCCGCCTTTTTTCCTTGCGGGATTACGACGCCCGCGATGGAGCCGCGCCGCTTTCGCAGGTCAAGACCAATGAACAGCTTTCCGATTTCCCCCGGCAGCGGAATGGCCGAGTTTCGATGCAGTTCGACGAGCTGCGAAAACAGGTTGGCCTCGAGATGGTCTTCACTCGGTCCAAGGACTCGGACCGACGTGTATTCAGGGTCTCGCAGCCACTCCAGAAAGAACCGAATCGCCATGCTGAAGGACTTCGACTGCTTGCCGGCGCCCATCAGCAATCCAAAGTCGTGTTCATCCACCGCCGACCACACGCGCTTGGTGTTGTTCGGCCGGGGGTCAAACTGGTTCGGAGTCCACAACAACTGGGCGGCTTCTTCCATCGCGCCATGGTTCATGGCCCAGTGCAGGAGAATGTTTAGAAGCTCAAACGCCTTGGCCTTGGTTTCGACAGACTGCTTGGCCATCGCCGGCGTGGTCTGTGCTGCCCAGGCGCGCACGAGCCGCGCGGCGTCGTAAATCTCGCCGGCGTGAATCAGTTTCGCAGTCTCGCGAAGGAGTCCCTTAACGGGGTGTGACTCTGGTAAAGCCATTCATCGAGTGAGCAAGACGCCAGTAAGCATGCCCCAACGAGAAAAAGTAGGGCGGGCGTTGTTTACCCCGAATGGCAAGCCAGAGCAGGTCCAACGCAATGGCGGTCGGAACCGTCGAGAGCAAGAACCACAGCTTCAGATTTTCCCACCAGTTTCGCATACCAAAAAAATGCAGGGTGCCGGGCAAACCGGCATCACCGTTCTGAGTGAACGTGTCTTTGGTTTAGACGAACCCTGCACAAAGTAAGCGGCGTGTTGTATTGAGCCGTTGTCGCCGACTATACGCGTGACGGGGTGAGCATTCCCTGCTCGCTGCCACGATTTCCCCGCCGACAGCCCGGAAGCTAAAACGCCGCTTGCCGAGGTCCACAGTGTGATTACACCTTCGGCCAAAACGTTCCGTGCTGTCGAAAATGGTAACGGGAGCGGGCGGTAGCTAACCGGATGTCCCGCGCCCCGACCGAGAGAGCTGCGCACTTCGCTCTCGGCTTTTTCCCAGGTCGCCTTTAGGGCGTAGACTGGACTATTCCCGAGCACACGGCCCGGAAAATTGGTTGCAGGAGACGGAGTTGAACCGCCGACCTTCTGGTTATGAGCCAGACGAGCTACCACTGCTCCATCCTGCATTGCCATGCGCTGTTAGGTGACCGTGACGGTCACAGTGCCCTGCCCGGGCTCGGTCGGAAGAGTCGGACCGTGCATCACCGGACCTTCCGGACCCAAGCCGACGATATTCTCAGCCCGAACGCGCCAGTCATAGACCTGCGGAACGGGGTTAAAAATGTCGAGGGACGGAACCGCCGTATTGGCCTTGAAAACAAACGGACCGCCGTTCACGCTTTCATAGACCTTGTAGTTGTTGACCTGTTCACCCGCCGGATTCGCGGGCCATTCCAGATGGATAGTAGTTGCCATGCCACCTAAGAAGTGTGTGAACTTTCCGATTTGTCAATGGTCGTATGATGAAGTCTGTAAACCGTTGATGCGTGCCAGAAACGCTCGCCTGACGGGTTAAGAATTCCGCCCTCGCGCAACCCGTTGGCAACTTGCAGATACGTCCAGCCCTCGCGCCGGCGCGCGTGGATGTAATTCAAAACGTGCCGCTCATCCGCCTGGACCGCGGGGTCCGGATGCAGCCCGTAGGGCCGGCGCCCGCCGCACGGCCGTCCGGTCCGGGCTTTTGTGCGCCGGCGCCCGTCTTGCAGCTTCTTAACAATTACAGCCTTCTCCCACTGCGCGATAACACCAAGCATCTGGCGCAACATCACGCGCGACGGGTCACCATCCGCGACAGTCAGCTCTTGCCCAGAGTCCGCCGCGAAAACCTTGACGCCGCGCTCCGCGCACCGCACAAAGAAAATTTCCTGGGCCATCAGGTCACGCGCGACGCGGTCGGACCGTTCCACAACGATGGCTTCAACATTAAAGGCCGGCGCCAGCTCGAGCATCTCTAGCAGCATAGTCCGGTCTTCAACGTTGACGCCCCCGGACTGGTTTTCCGAGAAGGTGCGACAGATGCTCATGTCGTGTTGCTCCGCAAACTGCTTGACCGTGTCGCGCTGGCGGTCGAGCCCGCACTTGTCAACCTGTTCTCGGGTGCTGACGCGCAGATACGAAAAAACTCTCATGGCTGTATCCTTTGGCCGGTGTCCGGGTCGTAGCCGATATACGCGGAAAAGTCCCCCGCGGTCATTCTGTTCCACGCGAACCAAATGTCCTTGAGCTGTTGCCGGCTGTGACAGGCCCGTGTCAGCAGGTGCGTAGCCGGGAACGAATACAGCCGCTCAAAGGCGGTCGTCGGGCAACTTCCAAAAATGTTCGCGGGCGACCACTTGTTCGATTGTAGCTCGGCGAACGCGCAGCACCAGCCCTCGCCCCAGTTCGGAAACCGGTGTATTAGCGGCGCGCGAAACGCCACCGAATGGAAAACCTCGTGCCACAGCCCGTCAATGGGCTGGTCCCATCCCAGTGTTATCCGGGCGCACGTATTCTCTCGCCAGGGCGGATACCACAGTCCGCCCGCGCCGTTTTCCAAGCGCCAAATAATTTCGTCCAACTCGACAAACTCCCAGGACGGCCCGACCCAGGTCTTCGCTTCGGCGATGATGTGGTGAAACGGACTCATAGCTTAGCGATGTCGTCGAGTTCCTTATGCCACGCCTCGAGGGCGGACGTTAAAAGCTGGGCGGACTCTGGCGTCATGGTGTTACGCAACGCGGGGAGCTGCGCCAAAAGATGCGCCGCGAACGCCCGGTAGCGAAACTCCCGGCGTATGTGCCCGGTCACCTTTTCCGAGAACGCCTTGATGTGGTCGTTCAGGTCGAAAAAACCCCCATACTCAACGAGTCCATTCCACTGCATCGGGCGCGCTGGCGACGGGCACACACAACGATACGTATAGTTGCCGCAACGCGGACATGGGTCCATGCTCATGGTGTCTCGTCCGACCAAGCCTCGCTGTATTTGCCCATCGGGTCCGCGTAGGTGGCGAGTATCCGGTTGTGCCGCCTGCGAAGTTCCCGCGACATCGCTTCCTCGATTTCCGAGAACTTCGCGATTTTTCGCCGGAGCAACGCGCGAGCGTTAAGCAGGTGTTCCTGTTCCATCTCGTCGATGCGGACAATGCCGTTGTCGCGCGTCCTCCAAAAATAGAGATGGGGTGAAGCGGCTTCGCCCAACGAATTGTCGCGACCGCTGCCCCCGCCGCCCCCGGCTCCGACGCAGGTGACATGAACTGCGGACGCCCCCTTCGGTTTGGTCCAGGTGTTGGCCTTTCGGCGACGACGGCCAATTATTTTTTTGGTCTTGGTCTTGGTCTTTTTCATTTTAGTCTTATTCCCAGGCGGGCACGCAGCCAAACTTATGAAATGCGCGGCAGACTCGAAAATGCGTCTCGACGCAGCCGCGCGGTGCCTCGTCCTGATGAACGATGTTTCCCCGCTCCCGCTTATCCCAGTCGTATTCCCACACGATGGTTTCGTTGTAGCGCCGCGGCCCCTCCGCGGCCGACGAGTCGCGCTCAATGGTGGACACCATAAAACACTTGCCTTCGTGGGTTACATACGACTGAATGACTCGTGCATTTTCCAGCGGGTATTTGTAGATTGTCGTTCTCATTGGTCGTTGTCCTGGATAAAGCGGTTGGTGGCCTCGGCGGTCTTTCGCTTGCGGTCCGCGCGCTTGGCCGCAGCACGTTCCCGGTCACGCTTGCGCTTGCGGTCCGCGCGGGCGTTCATGGCGATGATGGTCGAGAGTGAAAACATATTCTGCCTTTACCAGTGCCACTACGTGGGTCATTTGTCAACTCAAACTTCGCCCAGGCAGACTAAAACTTTGTTCGCGGACACACCAAAACATCCGGCGCCCAGACTCTCGTCGCCCAGGTAGGCCCGCATCTTCGCAGACCGGGGGCAGCCAGCCTTGATGCAGTTTTTTCGGGCGGCGGCGATGGACACGCCGTAGCCGTAGTAGCCGGGACCGACGACAATAAACGTGTCAGCCGCCGAAAGGTTTTCCAGGTTTTGGAACTGGATTTGGGATTGGTTGTCCTTATGGGTGATTGTCAGAGTTAGGTCTTTTCTCATTGACCCCACTCTCGCACACCGATGCCCGAGCGTCAAGCGGCACCGCAACAAAAAAGCGCCAGCCGCACGCCTTGCATTCTGCGTCGAGGTGCGGCGTCTCGCAAAGGGCGCAAGTGTGAACGACCCGATAATACGGGTGCTTGCACCTGGGATTTGGGCACTCAGCCTTTGGCGCCGGCATGGGGGAAACACCTTACTGGTCAAATTAGCATTTTGACCCACTTCTTTGGTATGTCACTACGTGGGAATTTATCACGGTCCTGGGCGTTGGACTGGTTATCGGCTTCGGACTCATGAGCGCGCTCATCTCCTACCGTCGGCGGAAATAACTCATATTTCGTAATCCGCGGGGGGAAAAGTAGCCGGTAACCCGGCCCGGCGACGGGCAGTTCGGACCCTGTGACAGTTGGCACACACAAGGTCGCATTTGGCTATTTCCGCCATAACTTGTTTTGGACCGCTGCGCTTTGACGTTACCATTTGCGACACGTTTCGAACCTTGTCCTGAAGGTGGTCATACTCCATCACCGCAGTCGGGAAGACCCCATGACAATCCACACACGGCGCCTTTTTTAGTGCCTGGACCAAGGCACGCTTTTCCTGCACCCGGCGCGCCGCATAAGGTTTGCCCCACCGGTGCCACACCTCCCGCCCACGAGCGCGGCGTTCCTCGGGCGACAGTTTAGCCCACCTCGCTCTGTATGCCGCAGACCTACGGGCCTTCTCTCTGGCATACCGGGCTCTGTCACGCTCCCGCTCCGATTCTAAAGTTCTCACCACCTAAGAAGTGGGGGAAAATTAGAAATTGTCAATCCCCCAAATCCCGCGCGGGCATTTTTTCATAAAACCGTCGAACTTGTGTGAGCGACTTCCCCTCCCCAGCCCGCCCCCGCGGCCGGCCCCCGAAATTCGTTAAAAGGTGGCACGATTTATTCTTCTCCGCGCAACATCATGAGTCACAAGGACCTAGGACCACACAACGAGGTGTCCAGTTCCTAGGCGCTAGGTCCGAGGAACTAGGCAAGAGTTGCCTAGTGTGTCTCGTTGCGAGACAGGACACTTTCGCACTGGGCAACCTGTTGCTACGCAATGGGGTGCGAGGTGTGCTATTTTGGCACACCAGGAGTGGGTCAAAATGGCACACAGTGTCGCAATCGGGGGGCGCGCTCGCGCTCGGTTCGCTCAGTGAGACATCCTGACTCATACGGACCAATCCAGTATAACAAACCCACGATACACACATTGCAACCTATTGTGCTCCAGGCTGTAACGATACACCTCCGAAGGAGATAGAAGGCGTATAACCTGCGCCATTCTGGCACTATCTTTGGCTTGATACTTTGGCCCGTTATGAAACGGTTCGTCCACTTCAACAACAATACGACGTTGGTCATCATAACCATCTAATCTACAACGAAATCCAGACCATTGAATCTCAAACTCGCGGCGCAATCGCCAATCGTTCTCGAATTCAAGGCGTCTTAGAATTGGTTCTATTGAGATTTGTCTCATCAGTCACATGGGCAACTTCGTCGGCAAGCTCTCGCACGATTACGTCGGCCGGCTTGGTCGAGTTGCCGGGCGAATTCAGTGACGCAATCACAGCCGCGTGCAGCGCGCTTGCGTTCATCTCGTCCGGTTCGGTGTCGCGCTGCGCGCGGTCGGTCGCGGTGTCGCCAAGCGCAGCGTAGGTCATGCTGTGCGCCTTCTCGGCTGCCGCGGCGAGGTCAGTGAAGAACCGAGCAGACACATGGCGCACACCGTTCTTGCCTTGTGCCGTAATCTCTGCGCAAATCTCCTCGTCTGTCATTCCACTGAAACGGGTTATGACTCGGTCAATCAGCGACCGAACGCGGTGACCCTGCACAAAACACAAGGCTCGGTTCTGGGCACGCTCAAAGTCGCCTGGGCGCCCAGACTTGGCCATCAACGTAATGCGCTGAATCTTAACGTTCCAGCCCTCAGCGTCCGCAAGCTTCTGCACTATCTCGGGGTCAAGCTCGAGCGCTGCCGCGGTCTTCTCAACATCCCCAATCAGAGCGATATACGTGAGCAGGATTTGGCTCACGTCAAGCTTGTTCTTGTTCAGGTGCATCAAAGACCCTTGCGCTTCAAATCCTTGTTCTCGGTCCACCAAGCCTCGCGCTTCTGCTTGCGCAACAGTTTCTTCGCCGCAGTGTTAAGCTTCTGCGCAGCATGGGGCGCAGCCTTGAACAATTCCTTTTCGATGTCTTTCGGTTCCACGTCTAAGAGGTGCGCAGCAAAAGCCATATGTCAACCTGGGGACCCCGAAAAAGATAGCATAGGGGTGGGCGATGACCTCGGACCAAGTCACGGGGACCTAGACATGGTGTATACTATAAAGAGGTTCTGGGCTTTCCAAGTCCTTATCTATTATATATTTATAAATAAATTCAATATAAGGTTTTGATAGGTGAAGTGTCAGAAAAACACGTGGCCCAGAAGCTCTTGGTAGTCTACACCAAGTCCAGACCGGCTTGACAAACTCGAAAAACCCCACACTGGGAAGGGTGCATGAATTATTCGAAAACCCAGTGGGCGCCACGTCCAGCTACCACAGCGGCCCGCGCGCGGCGCGTCACCGTGGTGGGACCGGACAACGTGCGACACACCGACACCTACACCAAGGTGGTTGGGAGCCTTTGCTACGCCTATCGTATAGCCGAATCAGATACCATCGCAACCCAAGACTGGAAGCGACCGGGCAATGTGTATCTTTGGAGCGCCTCGCCGGGTCAGCCCATGCGGCTGCTCTGTCTGCTCGCGCCACCTGAAAACAAACACCACAGCTTCATGCCGTGAGCCGTCGCAATCGGGACAGGAGTCGGGAACGCCAGCGCGGTATAAATCGGACCATCCTGAATGGTCAGATACGGCGTCTACATTACAAATGGCGACAGTGGGATATGTGCGTTCGAACGGGCGGACCAGTCGAGACGGAGTTTGAATTGTTCAACGAGCTGAAGTCCACGCTCATTTCCCAGGTTGCAGACTTCAAGGACCGGGACGCGTGGCTCGCGAAAATCGACTCGGCATGTGGACCTGCGCCGGAGCGCAAGCCACGAGCACCTCGGGCCGTTGTCGCGCGGACCGATGTCATTAGTCACGAGGCACGCATTCCGTTGTGGGCTGGTCCGAATGGTGATGAAACGTTGAAGCGCGTGGTTGGTGTGGCGTGGTGCCCCAAGGTAGGACGTTGGGCTATTCGCATTCGCACGCGCTTGGGTGAGTATATCGACACGCACACCGACGGCATCTCGTTGTTCGACTTGGCGTATCTGACCGACCATTTCAAGTGCATCATGATGGTGGGAGCGTATGACCCGCTTAGCCTGGAGATAGATAAATCTGTGGGCGGCGGCTTTTTGTCTCCGCGTCCCGGCATGCGTAAATCTGCCTGGAACGACTACGAAAACGCCCAAGAGAAACTCGAATGCGGGGGCCTTAGTATCGAACACGACCATGAAATGTTTGGGCACCTGCATACCAATCTGGCCGACTGGTTTTCCCGAGTAATTAGGAATGAGGGCTATAAGAGCCGTGGCTTTATCACCACGGTTCATGCAATGCCGCGTCACTCGTCCATCGTCAAGCAAGTGGACAAAATGATGGGGCCTTCACTTAAGCCCTCTTGACATTTGGACAAAATCCTACACTGGGAAGAGTGGACATGAATGAAATCGCTACCATCCTATTTTTCCTCTTGGGCCTAATCGCTGGTGGTCTGCTGTGTCGCCGTGGGCCGAAAGGCGAACCCGGTGACTGTGGAATTCCTGGACCTCAGGGGCCGCGCGGTTATGACGGTGGCGAGTGGCCGGCTGGACCGACTGGACCGCGTGGTCTGACCAACGCTGATGACCGATGACGTATGAGCGACGAACTAAAAGGGCCACCGCCTCCGGGGCCAATAGCCCCAATCTTCAACGACTCGATGAGCCAAGTCGAGCGACACCGCCGAGCGCTGAGAGCGAAGGCGGATGCAATCACGAGTCCGGAAGCGCGGGAAAACGTGACGAGCGCTGCGGCAGCGTTCGGCCAGCAATACGGAAAAGTTCCCGGCAAGCGGCTCCCGCCAGTCGCATCATCGCCTACCAAAAGCGTGGCGACGAGGCCGACGCCGACTGGCGTCCAATTTACGACACCAATAACCAAACAGACCAACAAACCAATGGCTAAGCCACAAACCAATCTAATCGTGCCCGTCAACGCTATGGGACGGCCCGTCGAGGACACGCGTCCACAACCCGAGCCGGCTAAACTTTCCTTTTCGCCGGCGCCGGATGGCACGTTCGTCAAAATCGCGGACCGGCCGCGTCCGAAAAATCATCCGGCCAACCAGCCATGGACCCAGAAATTTTTGGCCACGCACAACAACGAGCCCTTCGCCATCGCCAAGGACCAGCCCGTTGCGGAGCTGCTGGCCAACGCTATCAACGTGTATTTTCATGCGCTTATGCAACGCCAAGCGGAGGCGCAAGCCCGCGCCGCTGCGGAGCAGGCCGCGGAGAGTGATGCAACGGTATTCGATACGATACCTGATGGTGATACGACGCTGGACCCGCAGGAAGTCGATGCCATTGTTGGCGTGCCGGCCTCTGCGGTTGGTGTTGACCCGGACGTGGAGCGCTTATGAACCTGACGCTTGACCATTCGGAATACGGCTTCGGCGAAAACTATGTGGACGTGCCCGGCATGGGCCGAACGGGTCCCAGTTTTTATCGCATGGAAGTGCTGCGTGACATCGTCAACGAACGCTTGCGTCAGGATGAGCTGAAGGCCGCGGGCAAATTCAAATCGACGTGTGCGGACAATGACATTGACGACGGCATCAAGGCCGCGGTGTTGACCGAGGAAACCGGTGAGGTGTCGCGCGTCATCTGTGAATACGTCCAGGGCAAACTCACCGGCGAGGAAGCCGACGCGCAGTTGTATACTGAGCTGGTCCAGGTGGCCGCGGTTGCAACCGCGTGGTGCGAGTGCATTCGCGTCGCTCAAGAGAAGCGCAAGGTCCGCGCAGCGAAAGACGCTGAGGATGTTGCTCGAGCGGCTGTGCGCTATCCCATCGGCATGCGCGTGCGTAATGTGTATCGGTCGGAAATTGCCGGCATCGTAATTGGTATTACCCCGCTCGGGAATGTCGAAGTTCATCAAGACTACCAGACCGACTCCCCCAGCGGAATTATTCTGCCCTCTCGTCGAGACTATCACCCGGACAGCCTGCGACCTGAGCTGCCGTCCGAACATCCCGCATTCTATGTCCGAGAATAAATCAATTCGCGTGCGCAGCGGGCTTTCGTTTTCGACCGCGCTGTTCTTGGTGTTCCTAGTGCTGAAACTAACCGGCGTCATCAATTGGTCGTGGTGGTTTGTCACGGCGCCCTTGTGGTTCGGGTGGGCGTGTGTCCTGGTCATTCCGTTGTTGGTTCTCGCGTTCGGCGCGGTGCTTACCGCCGGGGTGTTCCTCATGACATTCATTTTCCATCTGTTCAAGCGGCGACAATGAGAACCACGCAGCAAATCATGGACGCCATTGGTTACGACCGCGGCGTGTGTTGTGGTCATGGCGACTACCAAGACCTGCCCGCGCGCGTGACGCCGGAGATAGTCACCGAAATTCGACGCGAGGCATTGCTGTGGGCCGTGGAGCAAATTGTTCCGGGCGGCAACACCCTTCTGGCACGGGAACGAATTATCCGGCGAGCGCAATCAGTATGAACCGCACAATCAAATCCGGCCAGCGCGGCAGCAACCGCAGCTTCGGACTCGAAGGCGCCGGAAAAGGCGACGGCGACAGAACAACGGACACGACCGCGTATAACGCGCGGCTCGCGGAGATAAATTTTTCGCGGCGTCATCCGCGCGACGACGGTTGGACCAAAACAAAACGTGGCTGGGTCAAATCTTATGGACTACAAAGTAGCGCCGCGCCTGTGCCGGTTTAAGCTGGGCCGGCACAACGTCCAAGTGTATTGGACCGCGGGCTGGGTGTGGTGCCGTCGCGATGGTCCGCATGACATCGCCGGCGTGACGGCTCGCGCGTGGTTTGTTGGGCGGTTCTGCATCGCCTGCTTATCGATGCCGTGACCATGGAATGCGCCGACCCCCTATCAATCAAACCGCTGCCCATTCCGAGCGCGCAGCGCGTTGACGTGTTCGTGGCCACGCCTGACGAATACCTTGAGGCCACCTGGACGCGCTACGGCGGCACGTCGCGCTTTCATTATCCGGGCGGCGGCATGAACACCGACTTCGCAGCCTTCTGCGGCGTCGCGCTGTTCGAGCTGTTCAGCCCGCCCAACATCTCGGCCGAACATTTTGCGTTGGTGCAACCATTTTTTGTGCGCGCGGGCGGCGAAGCAAACGTTTTCGAATTTGATGTGGTCCGGCGCATTTTTGTGCGACGTGACGAAGCGTGGTTTGAGGGCCGGGTGATATCATCATGAACGCGCAATTTCTTGGAAAGTGGTTCCGAACGTTTCGTTGCAACTCGTGTCTTTCTCCGCTGAATCGTCGAGAAGTTTTTTACACCCACGGCGTCTGCCCGCACTGCGGCGCGGTTTCGGACGGCACAATCACGGGCCATTTAGTTGAGGCAGTGGCGCCGATATTCGCGCGGGACCTGAATTGGTTCGAGCGGCTCACCGGGCTGGACTTGCGCAAGACCGTTGGTCTGCGTCGCAAGCATTAAGTAATTCCCCTAGACTTTGTCCCGTAGCAATTGGGCTTGCGCGCGGTGTCCGCCGGGTATATGTTGTGGCGTCGGTAAGATAACAACAAACTGATTAGCAACAACTTATGAGCCGCAAACACTTCGAAGCCCTAGCCGAAAACCTCCGCGCCGCGAAAATCGCCGCGGTCAACGCCGACCGCCGTGTGTTCAGTGACGGCAGCCCGGGAACCCACGTCGCGCTGGTTGACGCGCTCATTCAGGACATGGCCGAGATGTGCGACCGGTTCAACGAAAACTTCGACTCGGGTCGGTTTGTGTCAGCCTGCAACAAAATCTAATCTCTCCACACCTCACCCACCTCCTGGGGCCACGGATGGCCCCACCTCTTAAATGAAAAATTCATTCAGCAAAAAAGACATCGGGGCGGCGGTTGTGTTCGCGGGCTTCGACGGCGGCAGCTACAGCGCCACCATCGTCAACGCGGAGCCGCAGTATGTGACTATCAAGTATTTTCCTGTCAGCTCTCAGCCGGTGTTCACCATGGTCGTGCGCGCGGACTGGCACCGGTTGACCCGGTTCGGAAATGCTCTTTTCCTCGAAGTCGAAGCGCCTACCCACGAGGTGAGTCTGTGAACGTCCACACCGTCTCCCTTTTCTTCACCGACGCCGCGGATGCTGAGTGGTTCGCCAAGTGCGCCGCGGCCAGCGTCAAAACTCGCGCACGCCTGGACGCCTGCCGCGCGGGCATCATGCAGGACAGCCTATCAAAAGCCTATCAGGTCGTGCGCGACAGTTTCCCCGTCGGCCATCGACACGTCCGAGCGGCAGCGGAGACGCCAATCGAATACGCGGCCTGGGAAACCGACGGCGGCACGACGGCCGAACAAAACGAAGCGAGGTTTGCGTGATGAAACAACGACAATTCGACACGCCACAGAACCACATCAACGCCTTCACCGCGTCGGTCTGCGCCGTCATCAGCGTCGCCTGCCTGATAGTTACCGCCTCGCAAGGCAATGTAATCTTCGCTGCGCTGTTCTTGATGATACTGCTGCAATCGGCGCGCGACCTGTGTAACGAATACGACCCATGAAAACAAACGAATCACTACCTACCAAACGCGGAAAAATTAACGGCTACAGCCACTCCAAGGCTGACGCCAAGGCGGACCGTAAGCGGCTCGATGCCCAGGCGCGCGACCAAGCGCATGCGGACCTGACGCCGGCGCAAAAGCTGGCCAAGTGTCGTGCGCGCCGCGGCTGCTCCGACCGTGAGGTGAAGCGCTTAACTGGGGCTTGACAGCATGCCCGACCGGTGCGATATTACGCCATGAAGAAACTGCTTCGTGAGTTGAAAATGTCGCCCGGTTGGTCGGTCGCCTTCGCCTTCCTCGGCCTGGGCATCGTGCTGAAGTTCGTGGTGTTGGTGATGGTCATCCTGGGAGTAAACTGATATGAATTATTCGATTGTTTGGAAAATACGGGAGGGTGGATTTGTCACCTTCCGCCGGGAGCTGGAGGACATGAAATCCCTCGAACACGCGCTGGAGGTTTTTCGGCGTGAGGAACCCGACGCGTATGTTGTTCGTGCGTATGTCCACGAACCCATTGACCCGGCTCTGCTCGCCGGGCTGTGGCAGCGCCTCGACCAGAAGGCTGTTGCGGATGGCTGGCGTTCCACCGGAGACTAGCACCATGAACAAGTTCACCCACAAAATCGAGTTTACTTTTGGCATCGGCCTTGACAAAGACTTCCGGCGCATCCCGCGCGAGGTTGCCGTGGTGCAGTTGGAGTGCATCCGCACGGCAGCGCTGGACCTGTTTGGCGGATGCACCCAAATTACAGGCACCGGCGCGTGGCGCGATGACGAATTCATGGCTAACGGCCGAACCTGGGTGGAGGACAATTGCACGCTGGTCGTCCTGACGGACCTCGAGTGGAACCGCTCCGCGGTGGCCATACTCGCGGAGCGCA